ATCTATACCCTTGTCATTGTATAGATAAAAATCATCGACTTTACGAACAATCTCAAGTCCTGTCTTTTTATCTACTTCTTTTCTTTGTTCTCTGACCTTCTTAATCTTACGAGGGTCAATGTATCTAATTTCTTGCAGTCCCTTACGAGGTGACTTGTTATCAATAATCTTATGATAATAAAGTCTACCATCTACATACCAACGTCTGAAAATATCATGGCCTTTGGAATTGAAATCCAATAGACGCAATACCTCATTAAATTCTTCACGAATTTTATGTTTGATATTTGCAGAGAGGTCTAGTCTGTCGAGGGAGAGTGATACCGATTGATCTCTTTCATCAGAGACAATTGCTTCGTTTACAATATCTTCAATTGCACTGTCACACTCTGGTTGTTGTGCAATATCACGATATCTACGAATTAAATCAAGTTCATTGCGATCACGGCCATCCATATCAAGGATAGACGCATAGTGTCCACCACCTGATACGATATCAAGCGTGCCATCGTCAGTAGAGGGAGAGGTGAAACCATCACCACTCCCACTCTGATTCGCCCTTGTGATTCTGAAACCAAATAGTTCCGCCATACTATAATTCTCCTAGTCTTACCCAACTATTTAGTCGGATTGTAAAACTAGATTATACGTTACTAGCGGAGAAACTTGTATATCTCCAAGTTACATCAAATGATTCAATATCACTTACGGTGTCGTATGACAATTCGATTGGTGCAACAACAGTTGGCCAACAGTTTCTTAAAGTGTAAGACTTCAGAATTCTGTCATCTCTATCCAATTGTTCTACTCTCAATTGAGCAGTGTATTGGGATACATTGACAAGTCCTGTGTTTTCTTCAAGATCATTGATACCATTCATCCAACGCTCAATTGCGTTACGAACCATGAAATCAGTGTCGTTGATTACTGTAGTTGTCCAAGTTTCAAAGGTTCTGTCACCAGCAAGGAACAATTGACGCCCTCTAAAGTTTACAGTTACCTCTGGAATTGTCTGGCCAGGCAACGATGTTGCCTTAACCAAATATTGTGTTCTTACTATATCTAAACCTGTAGCGATTGCTGGGGGTGTTGTCATAATGACACGATACTGGTTAGCTCTTGCACCACCACCGATAAGGTTAGATTTAAAATCGTCAATACTAGCCATTTTTTATCTCCTTATCCGCCAATCTCACTGAAAGAAACACCAGTTCTAACAGCAATGAAGTTAAGTGTAATGAAGTTGATTGAACGAGCAGGTTTGATGTAGATATCTCCAACAAACTCATTTCTGTCAATTACTTCACCTGTGTTGTTTGTTTCATCTGCAACAACTGAGAAGTCTGTGATACCTCTACGTCCTTGAACATCTCTCAAGAACGGTTCTACCAAGTTCACAAACTGAGCTCTTGTGAATTCATCGTTGAATTCAAAGAGTTGGAACTTAGCAGCAGTAGCAATTGCCTTCTCAAGTACAAGGAACAATCTGCGAACATTGATTCTGTCGAATGCACTTGGGCGTGACAGTGCAGTTTTGTCACCAAACAGAACTGTACCTTGGCCTGGGAATGTGCAGACAGGGTTAATGCGAGCAGGATAAATGATATCCCTTTGTGCTTTTGTTGGGTTGTATGCAAGTTTAACTGCACCACGAATTTGTCCTCTGTTGTATCCAGCTGGTGAGAACCAAGGATCTGCAACATTGTCTGTATTCGCAGCAAGTCCAGCGATATCACCGTTCAATGGAACATAGCGATATACATCGTTGTACTTGTCGTACATATACTTGTATCCACTATCGAATACAGCATAAGACGAACTTGCAAGGTTGTCAAAGAAACCTTTAACATTGTTTGTTTGTGCAATACCAGTTGTTACACCAACAACGTCTGCTCTACGAGGTGAAATGAAACCTACGCAGTCCTTACGGCGTTCACAGAGGTCGATAATGTTGGTTGCGTGTGTGATACCATCTGTACTTGCTGGGGATGAGCCCGCCATTACAAGGTTAATGTCGATGGTGTCTGGGTCAGCCATAACTTCATAAGCAATATCCAATTCACCAACGGTTGGAGCAAGAGGACTTGCAGTACCATCTGTACCACCAGTAAGTGTGTCAGTAAGAACACCAGCTTTACCGGCAGTAGATGCATATGAACTACCAGACGCAACATCTGTTCCAGCGCTTGTCAAGGATGAATCGTGATCCATCCAGCGAACATATCTAGAACCAGTGTTAACTACGTTTGCGTAGAAGTTTGAACCACCTTGTGGAGTTCTTGCAGAAGCAGCCTGTGAAACGAAACCATATGTTTCGATTACGGATGTTCCTCTTTGTCCAGCAAGATCGTTGTCATAACCAGTGATACCACCAGTTGCGTCATAGACTACAACGTGCATTTCGTCTGCACTAATGTTTTTATCGGCAGCCCATGTAGATGTGCCAGGCGCACCATCAAACAAGTCATAGAATCTCCAACGTCTACGAATTGCAGTATCATCTGCAATTGCAGATTTCAAACCACCACCGTTTGGATTGTCTAGTTGTCTAATTGTTAGGTCGTTAACTGCGATTGCAGTAACTTCATACTGCGAACCATCTGCTTCTTGGAAGTATACAATATCACCGACATTGAACTCTGTTCCATCGTCTACTGTGATAGTTGTATCTCCTGCAGCTGCAGCAGCGTCATCTACCAAAGAAGTAGTTGTTTCTTCATATGCAGTTGCGTTTGAGCAAACTGATACTGCTAGAGCGTTACCATAAGCGCCTGGGAACTTTGCAGCCCATTCACCTACAGAACCCTGTCCACCAGCATAATTTGCATCATATACATCATCGTTATTGATTTGCAAACCAGTACCGTCAGCTGTTGCGTTCTTTGAACCTGCCATGTCGGCACGAACAACACGAAGCCCGTTACTGTATTGCAAGAAGTTGGCGGCCGTAAACCATGTCTCATAGTTGTCAGATGTTGGTTTACCAAAAATTTCTACCAGCTCTTGCTCAGAACCAATCCCGATAATTTCCGATACTGGGCCAGTAGTAAAGTGGCCAGCAATCGCACCGATTGATGTAGCAACAGCAGGAACAACATTGGTAAGGTCAACCTCATTGACTTGGACGCCAGGGGATACTTGAAATGCCATTTCTGTTTCTCCTTTATGGATTCATTATTTAAGTTTTCCAAACTTACACGAATATTTATAAAAAACCTTCTTTTCATTTAGTTTTTTATAGGTTTTGCGGCACATAAATAATTTTATGTCAGAGCACTATCAGAAATACAAAGAAACCATAAAAAGGGTATCCCAAAGGAATTACAGAGCCAGAAAGATATGGGTTAATGAATATCTTTCTGATAAAGTGTGTAATTACTGTGGGGAATCTGAAACCGCTTGTCTCCAATTTTATCCCAATGAAGGGAAAATTCGCCATCTAACTAAAAGAAAAGGATTGAATGAGGAATCTAGAACCGAAGTTGTAGGACTAATCAATCAATCCGAAGTTGTTTGTGCTAACTGCTTCCTTAAATTAGAAAACGATATTATTGATATTATGTAGGAATTTTAAGTTTTCTACCAATCAGAATCGTGTGTGCGAACCACTGGACTCCAACGAGTTCCATATTCATCAACCACTGTCTCACCAAAATCATTCACACCATCTACGATAAATCCAAATGGAGCCATGTCTTGTTCTAATTGGTGTTGTTGTTCCATATACATTCTAGCACGAATATCATCATCTGTCAACTCTTTAAAGTAGGTTTGTTGTACTAACCATCCAAACAGAACACAACACATTGCAAGGTCATCTGTGTGTCCTTCTTCTGCTTCATAGGATTGTCCTTTAAGGATAAAGGTAGAGAATTCGTTGATTAAGTCATAGTCATTGATAATCAGTTTGTCTGATTCAACGATTTGTTTGAGGTTAGAACACCCCATCTTCTTAACTGCTTTAGTTGTTCTCACACCAAGTTGGGCCTTACCACCAGAGAAACCACCACCAACTACCTGTCCAGCACGTCCACGCATGGATGCCATAATAAGGTTTTCGTATTCTAAGTCAAACTGTAGTGAAGATGCAACTTGTTCGCCAATATCATTGACTTCCACCATAACATATGCAAGATTATATGCAGTTGCAACCTCATGTATGATATTGGGAAAGAGTAATGGTTT